TCCCCGCCGTACCGCTTGGAAATGCTCGAAATGTCATCGACGAGGAATGTTATCATCCTGTTGCCGGTATTTGCCGTACCGGTGAACGGGTCCTGAGACGACCATTCCGGGTCAAGTATAAGGGAGTTCGCCTCCCTGGAATAGTAATAGGCCCTGGTCTCGACCGGGTCCATAGAAACATAATTCACGAATACGACGTCTCCGTCGTCCATCGAAGCAATCTTGCGGTCGATTGACGATATCGAACGGATTTCCTTCGCTACCTCCGAAAGTCCTATGTCGATGCTGTACGGCGTATACCCAGTATCCTTTCCAAATACCCGGTTGGACTTCGCATTCGCCCGCGGCACGGACAGGTAGCATACGCGTTCGCCCCTGGTGGAGGCAAGCTCGAACATGGTGCGGAGCCTTGCAAGGATAGCCTTCGCCCTCTGCATCCCGGCCTCGGTAGTGCACAGCTTGAACTCGAACCGTTCCACGTCCTCGATGTTGCGGTATGCGTCGTTGATGTAGTCGCTCATCACCTGGAGGAATTCGACTACGTCCGGTTCCTCCTGGAGGAACTCCGGTATGTATCCTACTAGGTCAGTGTAGCGGAACTGTCCGCGGTCGTTTAATGGAATCGGATTCATCGCTTATTTTCCCGTGCCCGTAAGCAGTGAGCTGTACTGTGCCACGCTCAGGTTAATCATCTCGTTCGGAATGTTGAACTGGACAATCTCGTTGTCGTTGCTGTAGTTCGTGATGTTCCCGGTAACCGGGTCAATCAGCGTGGCCGCCGACTTGGAACCGAGCACCCTGCGTACGAGCTTGATGTAGTCCATCCCGTAGCGCATGTAGTCGAACAGGGTGCTCCCGTTCGCTTCCTCCATGTCCACGATGCCGTTCGCGTCCTTGAACTTGATTGAGTCCTTGCCCATGTCCCAGGTCTTTATGTTTCGTATCAGGGCGGTGTACTTACCTACATCGACGGTCTTTCCGCTGTCCATGGCCGCGTCAAGCGCTTCCTTGACCGGACGGTACACCTCCTCCATGACCTTGCTCCATATGAACGCGACGAACCTGTCGGTAAGCTTGTCGCTCAGTGCGTTCTCGGCAATCTTCGGGTATACCTTGTTCATGTAGTAGTCGGAAATCGCGGTCTGGATATCCGCCTGGTCACGAATCTCGAACTCCTCGGTTTCCCGGTCACCCTTGTACGTGTATGCCAGCTGATACTTCATCCCGCTGAACGCCGACGTGCCCTGGCTTACCATGGTGGCCGTAGACTCGCCCATCCAAGGGTAGGCGGCAAGGTCGATGTCCTTGAACGCGCTGTCGGCCACCTCGAACGTGACGTCAACGCCGGCGACTTCCTTCATCGTATGGACAATAGACGAGATGCGCGACCGGTAAATCGGGGTACCGAACTCGGTATTGTCCTTCAGGTACCGGTAGACGGCCTGCTTAATCTTCTCCCGGATGTCGGTAAAGTTGTTGCCCTTGAAGAGCACGACGTCCATCTTGATGTTCATGTTGTGCACCGACGGGTACACGTAGTTGTGGAAGCCGTCACCCACCGTAAGCATGCCGCGCCGGTTCAACGCCATCATGATGCTGTGAAGCTCGCTACCCTCGACTACGAAATCGAGCGGGGTAAGGAACGCAGAGAACACCGACGTATCCACCTCCCGGGCGGATTCCGGCATGGCAAAGGCCACCTTGGACATGACCGCCTTCACTATTCGCGGAAGCAGAGTTGAAGCCTGCTCGTCCGAAAGGGGCGCCTCGCTGTTGCTATCGATGACCGAAGCAACAATCGCATTCAGTCCGTCACCTATGCGCTCGATGATATCGCTCGCACTAGCCAAGGTGGTATCCTCATTCGGGTCCTGGAAGTCATACAGCCAGTTGTACATCAGTCCGTTGACCTTGTATCCGTCAAGCAGGTACTCGTCCTCGGTAGTCGGATAGTACTTGCCTTCCTTCTCACGATACAGGTCCTTCAGGGCAGAGAACCTGACCTGGTTCATGTACTTCACGTTGATGCCGCCATTCAAGAGCTTCGTATTGAGCACGTCCTCGCCATAGGCGGACGCATACTTGACGTCGGCATACCTGCGGAGGAAAATCTTGTACGCCTCCCGGGTAACCAGGCGGTCAAGCGAGTTGTATACCGAGGAAGCGTTATTCCTTATGGAATCGATACTCTCGATGTTGAGGCCGCCGCGTATGTCAGTGGTAAGGCAGATGTTCAAGTCGGACAGGCGGACTTCGGTCTCGAGCCCGTCCATAGTGGTAAGGGTGATTCCGCCACCGGCAGTCGACAGGGCAGTACCGAACACGTTCAGCATGTTGCCAGCCTCACCGTGGGTGGAGAAGTACCTGACTTCGATGTCGCCGAACGGGATTGCCGACTTGAGGCCGTCACCGAACCGGATGGCAACCTTGCCATCATTAGCCGTCTCCATCAGGACCGTATAGTTGTTGGTGTAGTTGTCCTGCTTTGCAGCAAAAGATGCCACGTCATTCCCACCGGTCTCCAGCGCCGGGTCTTCCAGTCCCCTCCGGGAGATTCTCCAGTAGAGCTTGTCGTCGATTACCACGCCCGGGTCGATGTTGTCCATCAGGGTGGCATCGGTTGTAACCGTGGTGAAGCATGCCGGACGGTGGGCGATATTGCCGTCATCGGAGAAATTAGGGTCTCCGTCACCGAAATAATCGGAGAAAGAGGCATCGGAAAGATAGAATACCTGGTTCTGCTGGCCGTTGGAAACAAGCGTCTCGGTCCGCATCTCGCCCTCGGCGAGTACGTTGAGGCCACTGGTAAGCTCCATAAGGCCGGTCTGGGCGGTGTCGGTGTCGTAGTCGTATGTAAATTCCATGTCCGACATCGAGGTAAGCGTGGAACCCGGCATGGTGAATACAGTTCCCTTCGGGATGAACACCTTCAGCGTCCCGTGTTCCTTGATTTCGGCGATGCGGATACCGATGGAGCACTTGGCAGGCACCGGGCGGCGCAGGCTATAACCCAGGGACCGTGCGCCGGCGAACATTGCCGGCTTGGAGAACGCCGTCTCAATCCAGGAGTTCTCGAACGCGGACTCGACCCAGTTTGCCGTAAGGTCGCCGAAGCCTGCGAACAGCTCCAGCATCATCTTGCCGTATGCGCTGTCCCCGAGGTCGGCCAGCGGGCCTTCCTTGGCCCTTACAATCTCAACCAGGTGGTCCCGAATCTCGTCGAAGGAGATGTTGGTATACTTTCTTGCTACTGCGGTCGATGCCATAACGCTTTTCCTCTCGATATCGGGAGTTTATACCTCCCGGACCTTCCCCGGAGTATAAACTACATCCCGAGAGGTTTCCGATGCCGTCATTTCCGCTAGACATGAAGGGATACGTAAGGGCCAGGCACGTCATAGTGCCGGAGTTCAGCGTACGCGCCCACGTCACCAAGTCCCAGTGGGACGACAAGGCGGAGGGCTATGTCGAGAGGTCCCCGAAGGAGAACTACAACTTCCCGGACTTCGAGCACAATACCAAGCTCGGCTACGGCAACTATCTCAGGAAGCACAACGCCTACCACGCCCAGAAGAAGTACTTCGATACGACGATGGACTGGATTAGGCTCCACGGGGACCACTTCCTGTACTACACGACTACATTCGACACTTCGGCGAACCCTCTCACCAAGGAAGACAACTCCCGTACTATCGACAGAGTGTTCGAGATTCCGATGAAGATTACCTTCACCCCGCAGAACGAGATTTACAAGCGGTTCGGTATCCAGTTCACCGACAAGACCGAGGTGTTCATCCACATGGGCCTGTTCCTCGAGAGGAACTACCGGAGCCTCATGGATGCGGGCATCAAGCCCCTGTGCGACCCGGGCACGCACGACCCACAGTGGTCCCAGCGCGGCTACTCGACCTTCTGCTACCACGGCTACACGGCCGCCCAGATATTCCCGAAGGCCGGCGACCTGTTGAAGCTCGAGTACAACAACATATTGTACACTATATCGTCCATCACGGACGAACTGCCGGACTACGAGTACATGTGGCACAAGTACTGGTGGAAGGCATACATAGAGGTCGCCACCGACAGCGGCCAGAACGTCTCCCAGGATGTCATCGACAGCCCGGTCAACCAACACTTCATCGACAACCTGTTCGGCTCGACCTCCCTCGGGAAGGCCACAGACGGCACCGAGGACGCCTCCTCGAAGCTCGTGGACTCTACCGGGAACCCCCTGGTCATCGACAACGACACCCTGCTGTCCCTCAAGGAGGACGTCCTGTTCCGTCCCCCGGAGGTCGACAAGTGCGTCAAGGACATCACCGGGGACCCCAACTACTACCCGTGCGGCAACCTGCTCGGCGAGTGGTAGGTTTTTTGCTATATTTGGGGCATGGCAGTTCATACATACCTTTCAATCGACACAGAGACCGGGGGCCTGTCCCCCGACAAGAACCCGCTTCTGCAGGTCGGCTTCGGGATTTATGCGCTTGACGACGCAACCCTCCAGTACACTACCGCATTCGAGGGGGAGTGGATATTCAAGCCCAGCCAGTTTCCCGGCACCGAGATGGACGCTACCGCACTGAAGGTCAACGGGTTGGACCCGGAAGTGCTGGAAAGGGACGGCTGCATGGTGGAGGATGTCGGCAAGGTCCTGGAGGAACAGCTCAAGCTCCACGAAGTGCACAATATCCTCGGGCAGAACCTCCGGTTCGACCTCGGGTTCCTCCGCAAGTACCTCCCGGCAACTACCGTGTTGGCACTGGATTCGCTCAGGTACAAGGACCTGATGGACGTGTCCACCGACTACAACATGATGGTATGCGACGACTGGGACAACATGCCCAGCCGCTCCCTGGGCGCAATGGCGCCGAGACTGGGAGTCAAGAACGAGCATGCCCATACCGCGCTGTCGGATGCAAGGACGACCTTCATGTGCATGGTGGAAATGTTCAAGCGGTTCCGCATGATGTCGAGTATACTCAATACGGTAAAGAGCATCGACACAAACCTGCACCTGGCGAAGGCACTCATGGTAGACCTCAAGTAGAATTTTGTCTGCTAGACGGGAAGGGCCGGGAGTAATCCCGGCCTTTTCTGTTAGCTCAAGTCAGTCATCATGAGCGGGCCCGGCGACTCCTTCTGCATCAGCTCGAAGAGCTTGTCCCACTTGGCAAGGGCGTCACTGTAAATCTGCTGGCCGTTAATCTGGCCGCCTCCCGGAATGGTATAGGTGTCCCTCTTGAGAATCTCGCCCAGCTGAATCTGGGCGCGGGCCACGGCAAGGTCACGGAAGACGATGTTGTTGTAGAGTTCGGACATCTTCGCCTTGGTATAGACCATCGCTATCGCGTTCCTCGGGGTCTTAGGGGTGGGGAACACGCGGAGGATATGGTCAATCGGGTGCAGCTTGATGTTGTACTGCGTACCCACCAGCTTCTTCACGTCCTGAAGGTAGCGCATCGCGCCGGCCATCGTCACCAGGTCAAACTGGCCGAGTCCGCCCATGCCGGCACCGCCGACACCGATGAGGGACTCGCCGGGACCGACGTCCCAGGCCATCATCGGGGAGAAGGTGTTACCGTATGACGGGGTGAGCTCCACCACGTTCATCACTTCCTCGGGTACATGGTACTCGATTACTCCCGGCTGCAGCCTGATGAGCATGTAGTCCACGTAGGCCGACTCATCGAAGCAGTAACGGAACAGCCAGTCCGCAGTATCCTGTATGGCCATGTAGATGTGTCCGAGCCCCTTGTGCTCCTCGACCACCATCTCAATCTCGTTCACCTCGTCACCCATCCGGGCGCTGATGTAGCGGGCCATGTCGTCAGTAGTAATGAACTTTACCGGCATATCTTACCTCTAAATGTGTAGTTTATATCCCGTCAGCACTAAACTATGTATTATGAAGGCACTAGTCGACTACATCCATTATTCACCAGAAATATGCTGCATACTCGAATTTGGAAATGTAATGTTCGAGAGCCTAGAACCGTATCCGGAGGAAGTTTTCATCCGCCAGATGGAAATTCAGCTTCCTGGGTTTTCCAAATATGTATCGGAACCGCCATTCGGGTCATATTTCGGCCACGTGATGGCCGGTGAAGGTGTGCTAGACCTGGCATCCATTGACGAACTCGAAAAGCTCGCAAGCAAGTTCTCGTATCGCCTGGCCAAGAACGCCATGCCGAAGGGATTGCTATTCAAGCCAGACCATGCACGGGCGGATATCCCGGTATCGGACAAGTTTATCCACCTCAGCCCGGTAGACGACCTCGACAGGAACGGGATACGTTGCAAGGCTTCCGGACGGTTCGAGCAGTATTCCCCAAGAGTATACCTGATTCCACTTGGCACCCTGGTAGACCACCACCTGCCACCTGAAGACATGTACTACAAGATAATGGAATCCTGCATACCGGTAGCCTCCCGGTTTAACGACTTATATCTCAGTAAGGGGTTCATTAGCGAACGGGAATCTTATTTTGTCTACCTGGTGACCCTACCGGAAACTTATCCACTATACAACGACATGTCCTCGCATGATGGTTCCGTTTACGTACTCAACGAAATACCCGGAAAATTCGTAAGTAAAATAGGAACGCTGGAGAAACCATGAATTGCCTAGTAGACTATTTCCGCTGGCCGGACGAATTTAGATGGCAGGAAGCCTTCCGGCATACCATGTTCGAGAGCCTGCAGCCATATCCCGAGGAGGTGTTCATCCGACAGATGAACATCAAGTTCCCGGGCTTCTCCGATTACGTCATGCCGAACCCGCTGGGGTTCTCCCTGGGAAGTATCGTGGCAAACTCCGCGGTACTCAAGCTTGCCACCCGGGAGGAACTGGAGAAACAGGCGAATGCACTTTCCTACCGGATAGCGTCACCAGAATCATATAAGGGGCTAATATTCAAGCCGGATAAAATACCAAGTGACCTCCCGGTAGGTTCCAAGTTCATACACATTAGTCCAGTCCCCGAACTGGGCGTGAATGGTATACGCTGCAAGGCTTCCGGTAAGTTCGAGGAATACGACAAGCGTATATACCTGATGCCTGTTAGCGAAATGGTTATACCAGGTTCAAGCCAGGAGGACATGTACGCACAGGTCATAGAGCAATCCCGGAAGCTTGCCCACCGATTCAACAACAAGTACATCGAAACCGGCAAGATAGATGACAGGGAATCGTACTACATCTACCTGGTTGACCTGCCGGAGAAATATTCCCTGTATGAAGACGACGCACTGGAAGGCTCGGTCTACGTAATCAACAACATTCCACACCATTTCGTTGAGGAAATAGGATATCTGGAGAAACCATGACCGACGAGAACTACATAACCAACGACATGATGTTCATGAAGTACATCTCCGAACTCACGAACAACCAGCCGATGACGGATACGATATGCCGCATCAACACGGCATGCTCCGACCCGGACTTCAAGGGCGAGGACGGACTCAACGCTACCGAGGCGTTCGCCCAGAGACTGTACAACGCAGTCCCCCTGATGGACCTGGTGACCGATATCTGCCGAATAAGGGACCTCATCTACGGAGACGGTTCCATTACCCTGGATGTCGACCCTACATACCGGGATGCCACGGTAGAGACCGAGGCACGCCCGAAGAACCAGACCATTGCCTGGTTCCAGGCCGTCAAGCCCCAGGGCCCCGACATGGCCGACCAGATGAGGGGGATGCGGGAACGGATGCACGACATGAAATTCAATCCAATGAAGGCAATCGAGGACGACCGCAGAGCCAACATGTCCGAGCTGGAGAGGCTCCTATACGATATGCCCGAGCAAAACCCGTTCTACGACCGGTTCTGATTTTGCTATATTTGGGGCATAACCAAGGAGAATCCTATGAACATGACGTCAGAAGATACCCCGGTAGCCCCCGAGCAGGCACCGGAAGAACAGCCGAAGTTCACCGAGGCCCAGCTGAAGAAGATGCAGGAGAACCTGCGCAGGATGCAGAACGACCCCGAGATGATGCGCCGGTTTCAGAACATGCAGCGCCGCGACATGGAGTTCGACGAGCTCATGAAGATGACCCCGGAACGCCGTTCCGCCCTCCTCTTCCACGGCCAGTGCGTACTGAGCTACTACGAGAAGGAACGTGCCAAGGAGCGCGACAAGCGCGAGCGCCATAAGGAACAGCAGGCTGCCTAGACTTTAACCTCTTGTTGAGATAGAATGAAGCCACCGGTTAATCCCGGTGGCTTTCTACGTTGGCTTTGTCCACCCAAGTTGTTGCTCAGGCATTTTTCGCTACGAAATGAACGGGAGTTAGCCTATTGCAAATATAGCAATGGCTATGTCCACCCAAAGTGTTGCTAGTTTTAAGGCATAGCCTTGATTTCCTTTATGTATTCAAACTCGTCACATTGGTCGTTGTCATCAAGATTCTTGAAATACAATCCGGTCAATTTGTCTTCTAGTAATATAGCGTCTTTCCAAACACCATCTACTTTATCATTATTTTCATATCCCCAGATAATCTCATAGTGAATATCTGGGCTTGGTTCAGCATTAGTCACTTCTTCGACATATGCTCTAGCTAGTTTTTTAGACAGACGTATGACTTCTCGCCATATCGAATGTTCCATATTGTCAGTTTTGCCTGACACACCCAGCATATTCTTGGCTTCCGTAAAGAAGTTGTGCATATTATTGTTGTTTGATTTCATGTTTTTATTCCTCGTTTTGAAAGCACCGATAAACCCTACTTTCGTTCATTTTTAGGCAACACTTTGGGTGGACATAGCCATAGCAATTTATTTTTGGTTATGCAATAGCAACACTTTGGGTTGACATAGCCTCTACGTTCATAACGGCATAATCTTCCGTACCTTCCAGGTCCTCCCGGTATCCCCCGGCACCAGCTCGAGCATCACCCGTTTCCCGTCATGCTCGGCCATCCGCCTCACCGGCGCATCAAGGAAGAAGTTGACGTTCCTGTCCACATACAGGAAAGGGAAGAACTCGCTGCCTATCGCACGGAACACAACTGTCCCGACTATGCACATACCAGGTTTCATTGTCGGCTCTCCATGTATGCCACGTTAGACTTGGGGTCCGGCAGCCTCCCGTCCTGGAAGATGAACCCGTTCCTCAGGTAGAAGTCGAATGCATCCCGCTTGGCCACCAGCCGCACGTCGTCGTACTCGTCCAGTACACGCCTGACCAGCCTGGAGCCGATACCCTTCCCCCTCATGTCCGCCCGCACCTCCAGAGCCCACAGCTTCGCATACAGCGGGTAGGCGTCCGGGTCCACAATGGCTATTCCAACGGTATCGCCATCCACTTCATAGGCGAACACCGGTAGACCGTCGAAGTCGTTCTTCTCGCACATCGCCTTTATCAGGTTAAGATGGGAAATCCCCGGGAGGTCACCGGGATTGGTGGGCATAGTTATCTTCTTGATTGTTTCCATCGCACTACAGAAACTAGTGCTTCCAGTTGAAATGCGACGGGAATGCGTCAACGAATCCTGCCAGGGTCAGCATGCCGTCGTAATCATCCCAGGTGCGGATACGGTTTGAATATACCGGCTTGCCGTCGGGAGGTACTGCCACAGTCACGTGGGGAATCTCGTTCTTGGTCACGATGTCTCCCGAAACTTCCACGGCTATCGCGTCGGTACTGGTACCGATACGGGTAACCGACATCTCCACACGCTTGCCCAGGTTCTTTGCCAGGTACATCAATACCTCCCGGTCATCCGATGGGTCCCCGAAGGCGATTGTGCAGTGGTGGCAGAACATCTTCCACCCGTTGGGTACATAGGGGAACATGGCATCCACCAGGGCTTTCCGGGAGGCGTCATCAAGGAATATGCCGAAGTAGACCGGCTTGCGCCCGTCACCCAGGTCCATCATGTGCTGCATGTTGTAGCCGACGTTCCATGCCTCGGCGTGCTCCCTGGTCCACTGGACCATCCTGCGCTCGCCAAGGTCTGTGCCGGCCTTCTCGGAAGCTATGTACTTGTCGCGGAGCATCTCCTCCGCCTGCGCCTCAGCCCGTTTCTTCAAGTCCATCGCAGCCTCCTATGCTAACTTGTTCCAAATATAGCAAAAATATCAACAGTTAAATATCGCGTACTAGTCGCACGCTTTCCTCCCAAGACTTAAATGCATTTTTAAAACCTATACGCCCCGTACAGCAAAACCACAAAGCCGCAGCAAGGTCTTCTGCAATTTCCGTTGACGTCCAATACATTGCATTACTCTTTATTTTCAACGCATGTAAGACATAATACGCCCTTCTATGACGGTAATACGCCTCATCATGTGCTTTGTCATTGGCAAACCTATCCTTGATACCTTGTACAGTTCTGCTGAACCGGGTTCCTTCGACAAATCTAATAACTCGTTGCCAGTCTTTCATCGTAGGTAAACGCCATCCATCTTTAGAATAGCCGTCTGCAATCTGCATTGCCTCAGACCACGTACATTTGTTCTTGCGGGTTCTGGGGTTCACCAAGTCCTGACACATAAATTCTAGTCCATTAATAGCCACCGTGTTATCGGAAGTTTTTATGATGTCAATATCTGGTGCTATACCATATTCATGGCCATGTGCGTCATAAAATATTTCAGATATATCGCCAGAATGCTCATCAGAAATCGGTTCGTAATGCAATCCGGTTGACCCATTATTTCGAATGTCATCGCGAACTGAATTAGCATAACGACTAAAATACCCATCCTCAAGTAAGACATTATCCTTATTTATAATGCTTTCACAGTATGTCTTAAATCCTTCCTGCAACGCCCGTTCGGCCTCTTCCGGCAGAGCATGCTGAACGGCAACATTATGAATATATTCGCTGTATGTAGATTCAATAAGGTTCATAATATCCTCCTAGAACTGGAACCTTGACCACTTGTATATGATTGTGGTAATCTTCTCGTCGAAGTCCGCGAAGATGTTCTTGACTCCCTCGCTGAATTTCGGGTTCTTCCCGAAAGCCTCCTGCATCCTTGCCTGGAGGTTCTTCAGGTGGGAAAGGACCGCATCGTCGGACTTGTCGGTACTGGGGAACTTGGGAGCTTCCTTGACCTCGATGTCCTTGTCGGTAATGGCGATGTATGTCTCGGCGAGCTGGTCGCCAGTATCCCTACAGAGGTCATATGCCTCGTTGAGAAGTTCGTGCTTGCTGTTGTTGGAGACGTTCCAGTGGATAACGTTCAGCGCGTTGGATTCGGTAAGCAGCCAAACCGCCATGTCCTTCAGGGTGGCATAGCTGTCGCCCTTCCCGTCGGACGCTTCCATGATGGGAGCCATCCTGCCCGCGGCCGCCATAGCGGTCACCGACTCGCAAATGCCCATGATGAGGTCGGCCTTCTCCTCGTCGCCTACCACACCCATGATGCCCTCGCGCAGAACTGCCTTCATCGACATATAAATACCTCTTTGTTTACAATCGGGAGTTTATACCGGTCCTTGCCGGGATAAACTGAGCGCGGAGGGAAAAATATGCATCCCAGTACAATAGCCGAAAAGGAGGCTAAATTCGCTGGCGACCTCAAGCTCGCCAACGGTATCCAGCTCACCATGAATTCCGTCAATGACATCGGGAACGGTTTCTCAGTCAAGTCAATCCGCCCGCCGGAGCAGAACTATTACTACAAGGCCGACACCAAGAAAAAGAGCATCTGCCTGCACTTCACCGTCGGATACATCCTTTCCGACATCGCTGCGCTGTCCAAGAACGACAGCCATATCTCTGTTTCTTACGTAGTTGACCGTTCGGGCAACATCTACGAGCTATTCCCGGACAACTTCTGGTCATACCACCTGGGCAACGGGGCAATCGGCGGGAACACCGCCATGTCCAAGCAGTCCATCGGCATAGAGATTTCAAACTACGGCCCCCTGTCCGAGAAGGACGGGAACATGGTCGATACATACGGCAACACCTACTGCACGACCTGGGAGACCAACTACTACGAAAGGAAGGACTACAGGGGCAAGTCGGCCTTCGCCACCATGCCCAGTACCCAGGTCAACGCGGTGGCCACCCTTATACAGTACCTGAGCGAAAAACACTCGATTCCCATGACTTTCTCCTGTACCGACGACGTATTCAAGTCGGCTGACGAGGCACTGTCGTTCGAGGGAATCTTCACCCACAGCAACGTGCGCAAGGACAAGTTCGACTGGCCCATGTGCGAGGCTCTGGAGTCCATCATGGTACACTGCGTACCCCCGCTGTCTGAACCGGTGGACGAACCGGAAGTAGAACCCGAAGCAGAACCGGAAGCTCCCGACGAGACTCCCGAGGAAGCGCCGGAAGCTCCCGCAGCCGACCCAGAGACGCCGGCATGCCTCCCGGAAGATACCGCGGAGACACCGGCAGCACCCGCTGTACAGAAGAAAAGTTCCCTCGGCGAAATACTGAAGGAACTCATCATGAAGATTGCCGGGATTTTCCGGAAGGACTAGGCTTCGTCCACGTTCATCTCTGGCTCCGCCGGTTCCTCGGCGGCCTTTGCCTTCGCCTTGCGGAAACGCTTGGGCCTAGACGGCTTTTCTTCAGGTACCGTCACAGGGACCTCGTTGAGCCTGGTCTCGCTTTCAGCCGGGACGGCCTCGAACATGAACTCGCCTTCTGCGGTGGAGATGCCGTTGGCGTTGGCCTTCACCTCCGCTGGGGCTTCCTTGGTCTCTTCCGGTGCCGCCGGGTTGAAGAACATAGCACCGAAGTCCATCGTGTCGAGCTGGGCGAGGAACTTCTTGTACTCGTCCTTGTACTTGGCGATAAGCGCCTGGTTGCTTGCACCGCTCACGTCACCCTTCCAGCCCTGCATCTCGCGGCGCTTTGCGGCAGCCGCCTTGGCGATGCGTTCGGCCACCGTGAGTGTAGCCTTCCTGTCTTCCGCGCTGGGCGGCTTCGCCGGTACCGACGCTGCCGCCTTGTATGCCGCCTGCTTGCGAATGCGGTCGGCCACGCTCATTGCCGCGCCGGCGTTCCCGGCCGACGCCGAAGCCGGCCTGGCCACGTTCGCCGCATGTTTAATCCTGGCCTGCCTGGCCATCCTTTCTGCGATACTCAATGCCATGATATCGTCTCCTTTTGTTTAAGTTAAATTCCCTTGTTCATCCTCTGCGCCCGCATCGCGGCAAGCATCTGCCTCTGGACGGTGTTCATCTCGATGGGTCCGTCCTGCTTCTGGCTCTCCTGCACAGGCGCCGGCGGTACCGGGGCCTTCGTCTCCAGCCGGGTGAGGTCAATCTTCAGTGTAGGCACGCTGGCCGGTTCCGGGGTCTCCGGTGCGTCTATAATCCTGTCCCGGGCGTTCTCGTCCACCCGCGGGAGCGACCTGTATCCTGGTCCCTCCAGGAACTGGTTGTCTATCGTCATGAAAGACGGGCCACCTCGACGTACCTGGTCCTTCTCCCCGTTCACGAACTCAGCCGGCTGTTCCGCCCGGATTACCTTGGCCATGTCGGCTGCAGTCCGTATCTGGCTCACCATGTCAGCGTTTCCCTTGATGTCGTCGTATGTCCGGTCCTCCCGGAACAGCGCGAGCCGCTCCTCCGGTGTCGGCCTGGCTGCCGGCATCCTCGGCTCCCTGTACACGTAGTCCGGGACGGGCTTCACCAGTGCGGCGATGGCCGCGTTTACCGCCGCCCGATGCCGCTGCTTGGCAATACGGTCGAGCACCTTGGCGTCCGCCGGTGCCTGCGCAGGAGGTGCCGGGCTCCTGCGGGTTTCCCTCGCCTTGATTTCGCGCTGCCTCGCTATCCTCTCCTCGAGCGTCATTCGGTAACCTCGTGCGTTTCCAGCGCAATCATCGTGTCGCTGAAGTTTGTCTTGACACCGAACTTTCCGGACTGCCCACCGTCGTAGAGGACGAAGTAGAACGAGTAGATGACCTGGTTGTCGAACTCGAACGTGTCGGTCTCGAACGTGCGGAACTGCGTCGTAGTCTTGAAGGTGAAGTAGAGCTTGGAATCCATGACTCCCCAGTCGAACCATACCTCCTCGGCAGGAATGACCGTTCCGTCGGCGAGGGTCACGTCGTCCGGGTTGTACAGGTACTGGAACACGGTGTCGCCCGGGGTGTCCTCCTTGAACTGGAGAATCGCCCTGAAGGTGAACGGGCTGTTAATCTTTCCTTCCTTGTTGTCACCGAACCACTCGAGAATCTGGGACCACTTCCGTGTCTTGGTCGGGTCCTCTGGGTCAGTCTCCAGTCCAGTCGGCTCGTATCCGTCGGGGGCGTAGCTGCCGTTACCGGGAGGAATGTCCGGGACGAACTCCCGGTTGCCCGGGTTGATTGCCACGAAGTCCCTGCCGAGGCCGCTCATGTCGTAGGCGAACTCAGTATCGTCGTCGAAGGTAAGGTGGAGGAGGTCAAACGATGGCACCTCCTGCGGACGCTCCACGTCATCTATGACCACTTCCTCCCAGTCGTACTCGGTGACCCACTCGGTGACCGTGTTCCCCTGGTCGTCGATGGTCTCCACGGGTACCGGTTCCCCGGCAATCGGGTTGAATCCCTTCGGGTCTCCTTCCTTGTCGGTCCCGGTAATCTCGTTGTAGGTGAGCATCGCGTACCTGAGCGTCTCGTCGCTCCAGTACTCCTCGCCCTCTACAGTAGTCCTTCGTACCAGTGAACGGGCAAGCGACTTTAGCAGGGAGAACCCCTCCTTGATGGAAGGCGAGACGGTCTCCCAGGGCTTCCTCTGCTGCTGGGCCACCGCGTCCGGGTAGACAAGAATCTGCTCGGTGTTAATCATCTGCTTGTTGACGATGAAGTCCATGCCGGCATAGCGGATTTCCGCCGGCAGCATGTAGGGACAGTGCATCACCCCGTGGGCCTCTATCTGGTAGGTCACCTGGAACACCTGGCCGTCACCGGAAGAGTTCAGGTCGGTCTCGTCCCGCATGTCGTCGCTCCAACCCGTGATGCATACCGGGATGACTCGCTCTATTTCAGGGCAGAAGTCGAACTCCTTGATACGGATGGAACGGTAGGTCTGGAAATACGGCTGAATGTTCTCCTTCAGCTGCCACAGGTCGGACGTGTTGTTGCAGAGAATGGTAAGCTCGAACTTGAATACGTATGCACGCGGCTGGATGTCCCTAATCCAGAAATCGTTGTCCTTGCAGTAGATTTCCCTGGCATAGGTCGGCTGTGTCATGTTGGCATCATCCCGGGCATCCCCGGTATACCTCAGGCCAGCCACCGGGAGGACCGCCAGAATCTGCTTGGAGGTGGTCGACGACAGGTAGTTCGCGAAGTCCTTGGAGTAATGGGTGACAAGCGGCACCTTGACCGTCTTGTCGATTACCTTCCTCTGCGGGTCAAGGTACTTGTTGACCCGGAGGTTGTCAAACATGTCGTAGATTCCGACAAGGATTTTCTCGTGTTCACGAACGTAGTAGTACCGCTGCATATCGGGTAGTTTATGGGTATTCCTCGCTGAGCCAGGATATAAACTCTAGTTTAAAACACATTTTCGGACGGTATTCACTATGACCAAGATGGAAAAGTTCATGTCTGAACTCGAGAAACTCAAGACGCCGGACAACGAGAAGGTCGTCGGCAAGCTCATGGAGGGCGTCAACCTCATCGCCGACGAGTACCGCCGCAGGAAGGCGAGCGAGAAGGCGGCCAAGCTGGACGCCGAGGGCTTCGCCAAGCTGGACGAACATCGCAATGCCTCCGGCCTCTCCACCAAGGCGTTCGTCGAGGGTGTCGGAAAGACCATCCTCGAGTCCAAGCAGCCGGAAGAAGTAAAGGCCAAGATGATGGACAGCCTCGCCAGGTACGCCAAGCACCTCACGGAGTCTGCCGGTGTCTGCGGGTGCATCTACAGCATGGAACCGGTAGACGACCAGTGCGCGAACTACATCATCTCCAACGACATCAGCGGTCTCCTCCACAACTGCATCCTCCCTAACGCCGAACACAAGT